CCGACAGTGAGATCCCTGACAAGGTCGCCAAACTTCCGACGTGTCGACTTAATCGGATCTACACGGCGAACAATCTTCACCATGATGTGTTCAATCTCTACTTCTGAGAGGAAGTAAGCAAATGGCCCTGCTCACGTGGGATCAGACCGGCGAACGATTTTATGAGACCGGTGTGGATCACGGAGTTCTCTACCTTCCGAATGGTGTGGGTGTCTATGACACCGGCTTCGCCTGGAACGGTCTGGTCTCCGTCACCGAATCGCCTTCTGGTGCCGAGTCAAACCCGCAGTACGCAGACAACATCAAGTACCTCAACCTGGTCTCCGCTGAGGAATTCGGTGCGACCATCGAGGCTTTCACCTACCCGGACGAATTCGCGGAGTGCGATGGTACGGTGATGCCGCAGCCTGGTGTCTCCGTGGGCCAGCAGAACAGGAAGCCCTTCGGTCTGTCCTACAGGACCCGTCTCGGCAACGATCTGAACGGTACTGACTACGGATACCGGCTGCATCTGATCTACAACGCTCTCGCGGCTCCTTCGGAGAAGGCCTACACGACGATCAACGACTCGCCAGAGGCCATCACCTTCAGCTGGGAGCTGACCACCACCCCCGTCGAGGTCGGTATGGTCGACTCGGTAATGTACAAGCCGACGGCCAGCCTGACAATCGACTCGACCAAGGTCAATGCTGCGGCTCTGACTACCCTCGAGGAGTTCCTCTATGGGACTGCAGGCACGGACCCTTCCCTGCCTGCTCCTGCCGATGTCCTCGGTCTGTTCTCCGGCACCATCACTACTGTGACGCCGGTTGCTCCGACCTACGACTCCGGTACCGACACGATCACGATTCCTTCGGTGACTGGTGTGAACTACTACATCAACAACGAAGTGGTGACCGGTGCGGTCGTCATTACCGAGAACACCATGGTCACGGCGAAGCCTGCCGCTGGCTACAAGTTCACGACCGGTACGGACGACGACTGGTTCTTCAGCTTCTCATAAGAGAAGAAGTAAAAAGGAGGGAGGCCAGAGATGCTGACCATAGTAATACCATTGGGTGAGTCATTCGATGAGGAGAAGAACGAGTTCATCGTTACCGAGTCGTTTGAGATGGAGATGGAACACTCTCTGGCCTCCCTGTCAAAATGGGAGTCATTCTTCGAGAAACCATTCCTTGGTGCAAACGACAAGTCTCCCGAAGAGACTCTCTGGTACATCAAGGCGATGGTGATTACTCCGGAACTTCCCCCGGGAATTTTCGACAAACTTTCTCAGGGGAATTTCGAAGAAATCAACAAGTACATCGGTGCTAAGATGACTGCGACTTGGTTCAATGAGGCACCCAATCAAAGACCGATTCGTGAAATCATCACTGCAGAGATTATCTATTACTGGATGATCTCGTTCAACATTCCATTCGAATGCCAGTATTGGCATCTGAATCGACTGCTTACCCTTATCAAGGTGTGCAGTCAGAAGAATGCTCCTCAGAAGAAGCAATCGAGACGAGACATGATCGCCCAACGTCAAGCTCTCAATGCTCAGAGGAAAAAGTCACTAGGGACTAGCGGGTAAAGGAGGAATACCACGTGCCAAGACTTGCCTGGAACTCTTCCGGTACCCGTTCCTACGAAACCGGTGTGGACCGAGGTGTTCTCTACGTTGCAGGTCAGCCGGGTGTTGTCTGGAACGGTTTGACATCAGTCACTGAGAATTCCTCTGGCGGAGAAGCAAAGCCTTACTACATCGATGGTGTGAAGTACGCCAACGTGCCGACATATGAAGAGTATGAGGCTACGATCACGGCTTTCACCTATCCCGATGAGTTTCTTGAATGCGAGGGTCGTACTCAAGCCCGTTCGGGTCTCTTCGTGACTCGTCAGCGTAGGAAGTCTTTCGGATTCTCCTACAGAACCAGAGTCGGTAACGACCTGTCAGACGAGCACGGGTACAAGATCCACATCATTTACAATGCTTTGGCTTCTCCGTCAGATCAGGAGTATACGACTGTCAGTGATTCAACCGAAGCCATGGACTTCAGTTGGAACATCACCACTCGTCCTCCGGCAATTTCCGGTTATCGACGCACGTCTCATTTCGTGATCGACTCCCGAAGCACAGACTCTGTTGTCCTCGGAATCGTCGAGGATATTCTATACGGGAATGAGGTTGAAACAGCCAGACTTCCCACCTTCGATGAGCTTCTCGAAGCATTTGATACCATCTCCAATCTCGTCATCACTGACAATGGCGATGGTACGTGGACGGCAACCGCTCCATTCGACGTTATTCAAATGCTGGACGACACAACGTTTCAAATCACTTCGCCGATGGCCGAATTCATCGATGAAGATTCATACACCATCAGCTCGGAGTAGAAAGGCGATCACGTGGCAACTATCACTGGTTTGACTGCTGACAGAATGCTCGCGATCGAGGCGGCAACCGTAGTCGGTGGTGCGTTCGATTCTGCAAGCCATCTTCAGCTCGAGAAGCATGACGGAACCCTGGTCGACGCGGGAACTCCTCCGGATGCTACTGAAGCCGCAAAGGGTATCGTCGAACTCGCCAGCAGTGCAGAGGTCATTGCAGGCACAGATGCTCTTCGTGTGGTGACTCCCGCGGGTCTTGCCGCTATTCCGGGCAACAAGGTTCAGAACCTTACTGCCAACAGCATTGCCGAGAGCGCAATCTACAGCGCATATCCTACTGGCGTTTCGATCATGAGCCTTAATACTGGCTCTAGTTGGTCGCTCGCTTCTGGGTTCGGTACTGTTCTCACGATCAACATCGACATGGACCGATGCACCCAGGTCTTCTATGCAAGGGCTGGCGGTACAACAGGTCTCTGCCGAAGCTGGACAAGGTCCTACCACTCCACGGACAATGGCGGTGGATGGACGAGCTGGCAACAACAGATGATCATGCCTACGATCAATCCAACCGGCGTGACTCAGTCCATCCCTGTTGGCAACTACCCTCAGGGAATGTGTCGAATCTACTTCACATCAGCTCAGTCAACTGGATGGGATTTCGCTGGTAAGGCTGGCGAAGTTGTCACCTATTACGACGGAGTCGACTACGCGAAGCAGACCTGGACGTCTCACGCGAGTGGTAGCAGCAACAAGCCCGAGACGTGGATTCGAACTGGAAACATCGCAAGTGGCTGGTCTGCATGGACTGTCGTTGCAAATCCTGGCGAATGGACATCCTACACACCTACGTGGACGGCTGGCACCACAAATCCCACACTCGGAAATGGTACGTTGATCGGCCGATATTCTCGTGTCGGTAGAATGATCACCTTCCACATCAACCTGACCATCGGTTCAACTACGAATCTCGGGTCTGGAAGTTATGCGTGGGCATTGCCTGTTCCAGTAACAAGTGTCGATGTGCATTTTGTTGGGAACGCGCATATTATTGCTGGAGGTCCTCGGTACGGCGGACAGTGTCTTATGTCGACTACTGGAACAACGACCGCGGCATATTTTCCAATAACCTCTAGCAATACGAATTTGCAGGTGGTTAATCCCACCAATCCGGCGTCGCTTGCTTCAGGACATCAAGTCCGACTCACAGGAACCTACGAAGCCGCTAGCTAAGGGGAACGAATGGCGAATCTCGAAGTAACACTCAGCCTCGGGAGCAATCAGCGCCTCTACGAAATCAACATGACGGACGACGGTCCTGATGGAGGAAATCTGACTTCGGTCAGTGCTCATGTGAATGTTAATGGCACCATCGGTTTCGCTGAGGTTGAGGCAGCTCTTCAAACATTCGCAGCTACTCTGACGGCTCCTGAAGGTTATACTCTGCAGTCCATCAAGAGTACTTCGAGTTCTCAGACCACACTCTAACTTCTGAAGGAGTCGAATTGATTTCCATACGATCAACCGGCTCCTTCAGTAAGACGGAGTCTGCTCTAAAGCGGATGAGAAAGCCGGATATTCTCTCGATTCTGCAGTCAGGTGGACGAGAAGGGGTTAGTGCACTAGTACAGGCAACTCCTATCGACTCTGGCCTGGCTGCGGATTCGTGGGATTTCGTCGTCTCTTCCGACAGGGGAAAATACACGATTACCTGGACGAACAACGATGTCGAAAATGGTTTTCCCGTAGCCATTATGCTTCAGTATGGTTATGGAACTGGAACCGGCGGTTATGTTCAAGGTCGTGATTATATCAACCCTGCAATCCAGCCTATATTTGACAGCATTGCCGATAAAGTGTGGAAGGCGGTGACCTCAGCATGACGTCTCCAGTCGAAAACCGTGTTGTACAGATGCAGTTCGACAATGCTCGATTCGAACAGCGTCTGAACCAGACGATCGCCTCATTGGATCGTCTTAACAAGACTCTTCAGCTGACTGGAGCCACCAGAGGCCTTACCAACATAGGCAATGCAGCTGCCAATCAAGCTTCTTCCCTTCAGAACATCGAGCAAAGTGCCCAGAGTATATCCGACCGATTCAAAGCAATGGGCGTTGTCGGTGTAACTGCTCTGGCTACGGTTGCTCATTCTGCGATTACTGCGGGCAGTCAGTTCCTCAAGTCTTTTACTTTCGCACCCATCATGGAGGGGTTTCGAGAGTATGAGACGAACATCAACTCAATTCAGACAATTCTGGCGAACACCGGCCTTGAGGGAGAGAAGGGTCTCGCCAAGGTCAATTCTGCTCTGGATGAGTTGAACCATTACTCCGATCAAACCATCTATAACTTTTCTGAGATGGCAAGGAACATCGGCACCTTCACGGCTGCCGGTGTCGAACTGGATACAGCGACTTCAGCGATCAAGGGTATCGCAAACCTTGCTGCTATCTCCGGTTCCAACTCAGAGCAGGCTTCTACAGTGATGTATCAGCTCTCGCAGGCTATATCTGCGGGAACTGCCACACTCGAAGACTGGAACTCGGTTGTCAATGCCGGTATGGGCGGCAAGGTCTTCCAGGAGGCTCTGAAGGATACTGCTCGCGTTCACGGTGTTGCCATCGACGATATGATCAAGGACGCTGGTAGCTTCCGCCTTTCTCTGCAAGAGGGATGGCTCACTGGTGAGATTCTCACTGAGACTCTCCAGAAGTTCACCGGTGATCTTACCAAGTCTCAGCTCAAGTCCATGGGCTACAACGAGGAACAGATCCGCGGCATTCTCAAGATGGGTAATACTGCCCGGGATGCCGCTACCAAGGTCAAGACCATGAGTCAGCTCATCAACACCCTTCAGGAGGGGTTGAGTTCTGGCTGGGCCAAGACTTGGCAGACTGTGTTCGGTGATTTCAATGAGGCCAAAACTCTCTTCACCGAAGTGGGTACGGTTCTTGGTGGGTTTGTCGACAGTTCCAATGATGCCCGTAACAAGGTTCTCGGAGACTGGAAGGAACTCGGCGGTCGTACTGTTCTGATCGATGGCATCAAGAATGCTTTCGAAGCTTTGATGTCGGTAATCAGACCGATCAAGGAAGCTTTCCGAGAGATATTCCCGGCCACAACCGGACGTCAGCTCTATGAAATGACAGTCACTTTCCGTGACTTCATGGAGAGGTTGAAGCTCGGTGAGGGAACTGCGGAAAACCTCCGGCGGACATTCGCCGGGTTCTTTGCAGTTCTCGGCATCGGCTGGGAGATCGTCAAACAGGTTGCGAAGACTATATTTGGTCTCTTCGAAACCGTTGGCGAGGGTAGCGGTGGCTTCCTCAAGAGTACGGCAAGTGTCGGTGACTTCCTGGTTGCTTTGCACAAGGCAATCAAGGAGGGTGAAGGCCTTACCAAGTTCTTCGAGGGTCTCGGTGCTATTCTCGCTGTTCCGATCAGGCTGGTTCAACGGCTTGGCGGATATTTGGTCGATCTCTTCGAAGGTAGCGGTACCGATAGTACGAGCGCTGGAAAGAACGTCGGCGAATTCACTGATAAACTTGATGTCATGGCCCGAGTCGGTGAGAAGATCACCGATATTTGGGAGAACATCGGAAACGTCATGGATCGGGTCTGGAGTGGCGTCCAGACTATCGGCAGCAACATAGCCGACTTCTTCGACAACTTCGGATCTGGCATCGGTGAGGAACTTCAGGATCTGGATCTCACCGACGTCTTTGCAGGAATCAATACGGGTCTCTTCGGCGCCCTTGTGCTGGCTCTCAGGAATTTCCTGAGTGGTGGCGGTGGTGGTCTTATGGAGGGCATTACCGACTCCATCGAGGCCTTCACTGGTGTTTTGAAATCCATGCAGACGACTCTGAGGGCGGCAACACTTCTTCAGATCGCTCTGGCTGTGGGTATTCTTGCTCTTGCAATGAGCACCCTTTCCGAGATTGATCAGGAAGGACTAACTCGAGCGGGTACCGCAATTGGTGCTCTGTTCGCTCAGTTGGTTACATCCCTG